AAACCGGGTACCCCATCGGCTGAACGACCGAAGGAGATCCGATGAAAAACTACCAAACTTGCACTACCTTATAGATCTTCTAATAAGGCGCTTGTGTGCGCAGCGCATGGATAGTCTTTGACCGGACTCTTCGTCGATTCTGATAAGTAAAACTCGCGTATATTAATTAGTGGCTTGATACGTTGTATCTGCCATCTCGAGTTAAGCCTATTGATCTTGTCGTTCAGCCGTCGTTGTAACGAGCTGAAGTACTCGGCTTTATGCTGGGCCGCAAACCTGAGGGCCATTTCGCAGTTGACTCGCGTCGCCTCGAAAGGGTCATCACTTTTGTGTACCCATTGGTATATATCATTCAAAACTTCTAAATCCAGTGGTGCTCTCCAGGTGGCACCTTCCCTTCGGAAACCTCTCTTCAAGTAAGATATCTCTTCGATCGTCTTATATCTAAAATTCGTTCCATTTTTATCCCCAGTTGTAACAGTCATTCCAAGTTCCTCAATTATCGGCAAGATATTTTCGCCGCAAAACCAAGCAAATTCACCACTCACGTTCTTAATCACATCATCGCCATACACAGCGAGCTCAACATTCTCAAAATATGCCTCAGGCGTATACCCAAGATCACCATAATGATTCATGTACAGAAATACATAAAGCATTATTAAGTCGTTAATAAAACTATTAAGCTCAGCCGTTATCGCACAACCACTACTCGTTCCTGTTGTCTTCAAAACAAGCGAATTGCGAGCTATGATATAATTATAAACCAATTCGTGAATCAAAACTCTTCTAGCTTTTCCAACATCAGAATCATCATCGTCACCATACCAGTTATTAACCACTCTAACAAAAGAGAAGAAAAATGCATTGCCAAACTAAACAATTCGGTGTTTCTAAAGTTCCTGAAGATGTATGTGTTTACATTATCCCATTGCATATGTCCCATGAAAATCATCAGAGATATTCAAACTGGAGAAGTCTGAGAAGCAGGATCTGAAGATGGCATATCTGGGCCAACTCTGCAACCTTCAAGCAGCAAGACAACTTCAGACATTGAAGGTCTATCAAGAGGATCGAGAACGGTGCAAAGCAGTGCTACTTTAACTGCTAGAAGGA